GTAAGACGGGGCGCTCATTCGCTGCAAGTTAATCCAGCTTCGGGCATTGCAAGTTCTGCTTATTATGATAACGTGAAAGTTACCAGCGGGCTTGATTACACCTTCTCGGTTGACGTGAAGGGAACGGATGGGCAAGCGATGCGAATTATGATTACTAACGCTGCTCATGCTGCAAAAGCTACTAAAACCTTCACCGCTACTGGATACTGGCAAAGAGTAGAAGTTACATTGACTGCAACGGAAACAGCAAGCGATTATGAGCTGTGGGTTACAAGAGATGCGGTTGCTTCTACGGTGGCTTTCTACATAGACGGCGCACAGTTCGAACAGGAAAGCAAGGCTACCACATTCATTCACGGCTATGGTGATGGTTGCAAATGGGAAGGCGCAATTAGAAGCAGCGCATCTATCCGCTCAGCTTATACTGGCTTGGGTGGTGAGCTGCTGGATTTAGAAGACTATTGCCAGCTTGTTCAGGTTACAGGTTTAGGGCACGGCGACTGGAATCAAATTCTAACCAAAATGACTTCCGGCGGTGATTTATACCAAGACCACATCCGCAAATCGAGGCAATTTAGCATTATTGTGGACTTTACTGGTGAAACTCTGGGTGAGATTGAAGCTAATCGTAAAGCGCTGATTGACGCACTCAGACCAGACTTGCTGGACGGCGCGAAAGTAGAAGAGCAGTTTGGCATTAATTGGGGCTCGGATATTAGACCGCACGGCGAGCGGATTATCCGCTATCAAGGCTTTGACGATAACGGCAATGAAGCCACTAACCCGATTGACATCCATTGCATTCCTTTGCCAGCCACTTTGACCGACACGCCCGACCTGCCTAACCACCAGAGAGCAGTGCTGAATTTCGAAATTCCGAGCGGGCTGCTGGACGGCGCTTATGAGGAAGGCGGCGAGCTTGACCTTTATGCAGAATTTGCTGCTGATTACATTGTCAGGCGTGACCCGGATGGGCGCTGGTGCGAGTGGAATGGGACTGGATATGTGAATCCGCTGGCTGGGATTGTTGGTGGTGCGGTTTACGATATAAAAGAAGCTCCGAATGGCGATATATATGTTTGTGGAGCATTTACAAGTGCTGGTGGAGTTGCAAATACGAAAGGGATTGCACGCTGGAGTAAAGCTAATCAAGTTTGGCAAGCAGTTGGTAACCCTGTGACAGGGGCAACGATAACTCAAATTAATTGTATGGCTTTTGATGCTAACGGTGATTTATATGTAGGTGGAAAATTTACTAATATTGCTGGGATTGCCAATGCAGATTACATAGCAAAATGGAATGGCTCTAATTGGTCATCCATAGGAACTGGAACGAACGCCCCAGTAGAATGTTTGGCAATAAATCCAGATAATGGTTATTTATTTATTGGTGGAACATTTACCTTAGCTGGTGGAGTTCCTGATACAATAAGAATTGCATATTGGAACGGATCAAGTTGGGTCGCAATGGCTTCTGGGCTTAATGGGGGAGTTCGTGCTTTGACATTCCACGCGAATGGTAATTTATATGTAGGTGGAGGCTTCACAGATTCCGATAGTACAAATGGAGATTATGTTTGTATTTGGAATGGCACTTCATTTGATGCGCTCGGTGGTACAGAATTAAACAATGAAGTTATGACTTTGAAATTTGATAATCATGGCAATCTATATGCTGGAGGTATTTTCGGAGCAGCAGGTGAGCCAGGAGGAAAAATTGCCGTCTATAAAAACATGAGATGGGAAGGGTTGACATCTATTGGTGCAAATTCTACAGTATCAGCTATTGAAATAGATTCTTATAACAATATATACGTTGGTGGAGCGTTCACGAGTATAGGGGGATTAACAGCCACAAACCGAGTAGCAGTTTTTAGGAATGGTGCATGGTCACTGATAGATATAGACTTGCCTGGCTCGGCTGGAGTTTATTCTATTTTTAAAGCCTCTGACGGCTCGCTCTATTTAGGTGGTGATTGTTCAACAACAATATCTGGTGAAAACGCCATTTCCAGTAATACTGCAATTGACCTTAACGTTTCCAGCGGTTCAGCGAACACCTATCCTTTTATATCGGTTATGGGTCCCGGAAAGCTTAACTCCATTATCAATTACTCGACTGGAGCGCATATAGAATTCAACGACTTGACGCTTCAGGAAGGCGAATGGATTGGCTTGAACTTCGACCCAGTTAACTTGAAATTCAGGGGCGGTTGGGCTGGACGGGGCAACCTGCTGCGCTATATAAATCCCGGAAGCGATTATGGCAACTTCTATCTAAAGCCCGGCGTCAATTCGATAAGCGTGTTTATGGATAAGGCAACCACAACCGCAGCCACAAATGCGTGGATTACTTGGAAGCCAAAATTCTGGGGCATTGACGGAGCTTTGCTGGAATGAGATACGAAATTAACTGGTATACCGATGCTGGAGTGAAATTAGGTGTTATTCAGGCATTTACATCGCTTGAGTATGTTAGAACCGAAAACACCATAGGCAGCATGATATTGACAATTCCCCGTCAGCTTATGCGCTATGAGGATTTTGCTGTAGGGCAATTGTTCGAGATATGGCGGGAAAAACACGGCTCGCTGGAATTGCAGAATGACACCGCTTATTTTCTGCAGGACTGGCAATTTTACACAGACCGAGAGGGCAGAGAATACATCCAACTTTATGCTACCGATGCGAATTGGCTGCTGGACACAGCTATCGTGTGGGCTTATGCTGGCAGCGCGCAAGCTGAAAAGACGGGTAAGCCTGACGATATGATGAAGGCTATCGTTAGAGAACAGTTAGGTGATTTAGCAGCGGTTGAACGGAGAAAATTAAGCGTTCAGAATGATGTAGGAGCGGGCGGTGCATCCGTTACAAAGGCGTTTGCTTATAGGAACGTTTTTACTGTGCTTCAGGAGTTAGCTGATGTGGCTAACGAGAATGGCGTTTATTTAGCTTTTGATGTGGTTAGAACCGCACCAGCCGCTTTTCAGTTTAGAACTTATGCTGGTCAGCGGGGTACAAACCACAGCAGAACTTCAGGAGACCCGCGTTTAGTAGGCAAGCAATATGGCAATTTAGCCGAAGCTTCTTTTGGCACCTTTCATTCTGATGAACGCAATTGGGTACTTGTGGCTGGTAAAGGTGAGGAGAATGCCAGATTAACAGTAGAACGCTATAACACCAGCAGAATAGGCTCAAGCAAGTGGAACCGCCGTGAGTATTTTAAGGATAGCCGTGATAATGACACCACTGCAGCGCTGCAAGCTGACGGTGATGAAGTTTTGAATGACCATAAGCCAAAGCAGATATTGACTGGCAGGTTGTTAGACACGACCGGAATGCAATTCGGCGTCCATTATCAGTTCGGGGATATAGTAACCGCTCAGGCTTTTGGCTATAATGTGGATTGCCACATCTCGAGCGTGAGAGTTAAAGTTGATCAAGATAACGGCGAGCAGATAGATGTTAGGCTGAGAGGTGAATTGTGAGTGCTTTTGAGGATGCCGTAATTCAGCGGATAAAGCAGCTTGAGCGAGAAGTGGAAAGGCTGCAAAAGTGGGAGCGGGCTGCAGACTTGGGTTTGGGGAAATTATCCGACCCCAATGCAGACCGAGTTCTATTCTGGGATGATAGCGCTGGGGCGCTGAAGTGGCTAACAGTCGGCGGGATTGTAGGGACTGATTTAGGGAAGTGGCAATCCTACACTCCGACTTGGACTGCAGCCACAACTAATCCATCGATAGGAAATGGAACGCTGACTGGGCGATATAATGTGATTGGAAAACTTTGCACTTACGTTCTTGGGATGGTTATGGGCAGCACTACCACGTACGGTTCTGGCGATTGGGCATTTTCATTGCCGAAAAATGCCAGGAAAACCGCTGGGATTAACTTCTATGGAGTGGCGCATCTTCGAAAAGTTGGCACTGCAAACTACGAGAGAATTGCACAAATTGCTCCCAGCGCAAGTACAAGTGTTATCAATTTATTTATTGACCCGACACAGGGCTCAAACTCAACTAATCTATCTGCAACCGTTCCATTTACTTGGGGCTATGGCGATTCTTTAGGCTTTGAGATTACTTATGAGGTTGCGTGAAAGTGGTAAAATTATATTATGCAAAAAAGAGAGGTGAATTATGAGTGGACTTCCGCTGGGTATAGACATGAGCGCTTACCAATTCAGCTCGGACGGCAAGCGCAAGCCAAACTTTGACATCATAAATGCTAAGTGCGAGTTCGTAGCGGTTAGAGCGGGCATCTCGTGGGGGTATCAGGATAAATGGTTCCGCTACAGTTGGGACAATATTAAAGTCCCCCGCATGGCTTACCACGTGATATATCCAGAAGAATCCGCCATCAGCCAGATGCAGCACTTTCTGAACATCGTTAGACCCACCGATACCGACCGCTTGGTACTGGACGTTGAGCTTGACCACGGGCAGACAAAGACGAAAATTACGGATACGTTGGTGCAGTGTCTTGAATATGTGAAGGCGCAAACTGGACGCTATCCTATCGTCTACAGCCGTGCGGGCTGGATTAATCAATTCGTGGATGTATCGCAATTGCCTGATGTTGACTGGTGGCTTGCGCATTATCTAAAAGCATTGCCATATCCGCAATTCACGCCTGAAAAGAACCCGCCACCCGCATTGCCTAAAGGTGTAAGCAAGTGGCTCATTCATCAGACTTGCGAGAAGGGTAACGGAGCAGAATATGGCGTTGCCAGCCATTATGTTGACCTTGACCGCTGGAACGGAAGTTCTGAGGACATCTTGGTTTACTTTGGACTCACAGGACACCCTGAGCCCGTCCCAGAGCCACCGCTTGAACGAAAAGTAGAGCTGCTTTGGGAAGCACACCCAGAGCTGCACGGAGAGCTATAATGGCAACGAGAACAAGTGTTGGCAGTGGTAATTGGTCAGCTCCCGGAACGTGGGATACAGGCGTTCCTATTGATGGGGATGATGTTGTCATCGCCAGCGGACACACCGTAACCTTTGATGTCGATTTGAGCTCTTGGGCAACGGGCATCAACGGGCTGACAATCACAGGAACGCTGACCGTCAGCACATCCACATCCAGCTATATGTTCATAAAGGCTGGCGCTACGATTAATGGCACGGGCACATTCAACGTTGGCACGTCCAGTAATCCCATTCCTTACGGCACAACATTCACGCTAACGGGTGGAGCAGGCTGGTATATCAAAGGCGATACGAGCACGGGTTTGACCATGACCGTGTTCGGCACGGAACCCACACACCAATGGGTGCGCTTCTCTGAAAATGAGGCAGCATCACAAACCGAGTTGAGCATCGACACCGACCTGACGGGTGAAGCTAACTATTGGAAGGCGGGACAGAAAGTGCTCATCTCGACCAATAAAGGTACGAGTGAAGTGCAAGCTGCTTTGATTTCATCTGTTAGCTCCTCGACAATCACCATAGACACGGGTTTGAGCTATGCCAAGAATGCTGGCGACCACATCGTTTTGCTGGACAGAAATGTAACCATTCTGCAGGGTGCCAACAGCAATTTATTTAGTGCTTTCAAAGATAGTAAACTCACCATCGGCAGCTGCGCAATCAGTATGCAGGCAACTACTATTCATGGTTGTACCAATCCTACCATCAGCGGCGGAGTGTTTTATGGCAATGCATACAACAATGGACATTTCATATACGGCAGTAACGCCAAATTTACTGGCGGGGTGATTACAGGTGTCTATCGCTGCTTTTACGGCGCAGGCGGTTGCGAGATGAGCGGCGGGCTTATATGCGGGACTAACCAACCGGCCAACGGAGCGACGAGTTTCAGGATGACTGGCGGGAAAATATATGGGAATGCTGATGCGCAAATATATCAATCCAATGGCGCTCTGCTCTTAGGCGGCACGCTGGAAAAGGCACGGGATGCATCCAGCCCTGCAATTATGTCTAATGATGTCTATGTCAACGGGGTGACGTTCAAAAATGCTGCTGGTATTTTTGCAAACGGCAACACTCAGCTTAACATCGTCTCAGCCACAATCGACAACTGCTCCTATTTTGGGCATCGGAACGCAAATGGCAAGGTGTATTCAGCAACTTACATCGGCACGCCACCCGGATTCAATGAAGCCCAATATATGGCTACTGGCAGCATCTTTGAGGTGTTCAATTATGGCGGCACACAAGGCGCTTACAAGGCGTGGACAGGGATGGGCGTTATCACCAGCCAGTCAAGCGTGGTTCCATCGGGCTATTCGCAAGCCAATCAAATAGCGCTCAATTATGCTATGAGTGCCACATATTGTTTTTATCCTGTTCTATTCGCCGTGCCAGCAGGGCGTTCGGTTAGCGTTGAAGTGCAATTGCGCAAAAGCGTTTCAATGACTAACCTGCCAAAGGTATTTTTAAGTTATGAGAAAAACAAGCCCGAAACGCTGGACGGCTCTGAGCTTGACAGTTTCACGATGACCAACAGCACCAACACTTGGGAAAGCGACACATTCACAATTGACAACACTGCTGGTAATAAGCAGCTTGACTGTAAGCTCACCTTTTACGTTTACAGGCAAACAAGCGGAAATGTTTATTCCGCCTACAAAATAACCGACACCACACCCAGCTCAGGCGGTGGTGGTTCGGTCAAGATACTGCCTCTCGGGAGGATTGGATTATGATAGTTAAATCAGGTTCGGTATGGAATGGCTTGTTTGTTACAGTTGACGCAACGGGGGCGCTGGCAACACCATCAGCAGGTCCAACTGGTAAGCTTTATGTGGACGGGGTTGCTAACGCGGCAACCGTAACGATTACAGGCAGCAACCCCTACAAGTTTTCAGTTACGCTGCCGTCTTTAACTGCTGGGCAGCATGTGGATATGTATATCACGGCAACTATCTCAAGCATTGCAACTGCTGGAATTGTGGCAAGTGCACAGGCTGATACTGTGTTGTTGTCAGATGGTGTTACGCTTGCTGATGACGCAATCACCGCAGCCAGTTTTGATGAGTCCACAGCATTTCCGTTGAAGGCTGCTGACACTGGCTCAACGCAGGTTGCACGCACAGGTGCGGACGGCGATACGCTTGAGACGCTGAGTAATGAAATTGCAGCGGTAAAGACTGACACAGCAGCCATTCTTGAGGACACGGGCACAACGCTTGACGGGCTTATAAAGGATGTCCCAACAGTGGCGGAGTTTAATGCACGCACTAAACTTGCTGCTGATTACTTTGACCCTTCCGCGGATACGGTTGCGAATGTGACTACGGTTGGGACGACCACAAACTTGACTAACCTACCAACAATGCCCGCTGACTGGATTACAGCCTCTGGTTTGAAAGCGGATGCGGTTGCGGAAATTCAAGCAGGATTAGCTCTCGAAGCAACCCTCACGGCAATTAAAGGTGCGGGCTGGGTTAGCACCGAAACTTTGCATGCTTTGAAAGGCTTTGTAGATGAAATCGAGACCAGACTTACAAGTACACGAGCTGGGTATCTGGATAAATTGAATATCACGGGCAATGTAGCCTCAAGCACTGAGGTTGCGGCGGTGCAAGCCGACCTTGACAATCCTGACCAGTATAAAGCCGACGTAAGTGGCATTCCAGCGGCAGTATGGGGATATGCTACTCGTACGCTATCTTCGTTTGGTACACTAATTTCCGACATTTGGGCACACGCAACAAGAACTTTGAGCGCTTTTGGCTTTACAGTTGCAACTAATTCCGATGCCAATGTAACAGCTATCAAAGCCAAGACGGATAATCTGCCAGCAAGCCCTGCCCCAGCGGGTGAGTATGATGCAAGGCTGACTGCTATTCAGACCGACCTCGATAATCCCAATCAGTATAAGGCTGATGTATCAGCTCTGGCTAAAACCACACATGTTCAGGAAGTTGAGGATAAGGTAGATGCAGTCAAATTGAAAACCGATAACATCCCTGCTAATCCTGCTATCGCTGGAGAATACACGGCTTCACTTGCTGCAATTCAGGCTGATTTGGATAATCCTGCTCAATATAAGGCAGACGTTAGTGGCATTCCAGCGGCTGTGTGGGGGTATACCACTCGCACACTTTCGTCATTTGGCACACTAATTTCCGACATTTGGTCACACGCAACGAGAA